CCTTCGCAAAGGTAATCGCGTTCATCTTATTGTCCTTTCTAGACAAGTTTACCAAGGGCAGCAGCAAGATGCTTGCCGACCTGCAACGACGCCGGGCGCGGATCATCCGCGGGTGCCAGCGTGTCACCCGATGAGACGGCGGTGATGAGCCCTTCCGGCATGGCGAGCTTGTGCTTCTTCAGCACCTTCTCGACCTGCGCCGGGCTCTTCAGCTCCGTCAATTCCTCAGCACTACAGCCTGCTTCGGCAAGGGCTGTCAATGCCGTCTGTTCGTTCACCCACTGGCGCATCGCCCGCTTGGGCACCAACTTCCAGCCGGGCAGCTCGACGCCCGCCTCCAGCAGTTCGACGGCCATCTCGCGGGCGTCCCTGATCCAGCCCTCCAGCAGGTCGATGCTGGCCAAGGCTTCCGAAAGCCGGAAGATGTTGACCGCCTTGATGTTCTCGCGCTTGGCGCGCTCGACGGCGCCGTTCACCAGCGGGCAGATCGACTTGGCAGCGCACCAGCGGCAGTGGTCGCCGGTCGCCAGCGGTGCGTCCGGCCGCTGCGCGGTCTTGACGGCCATGATCAGCTCGGCCTCGAAGCGGCGCACCCGGTCGAGGTCCGTCACCCAGCGCCGCACATGCGGCGGCTGCACGATGATCACCTCGACCGTCTCGACGCCCTCGAAGGCCCAGCGTGTCGCCTCGGTGCGAAGTGCGGCAGCCGTGTAGAAGAGCGCCTGCGGGTTCTCTTCAGCCTCGACAGGCACGCCATCGCCAAACTTCCAGTCCAGCAGGATACCGCGATTGCCAATCCGGCCAACAAGATCGGCGGAACCAAAAACACCAGGGAGAGCGTCACCAAAGCCCACCACCTGCTCGACCGCGTATTCCATCTGTCCATCGGGGTCGATATCATTCAGCGCCTCCCATGCGGGCAGCAGCTTGCGCTCCAGCCGGTCCTCCGTCAACTCGATGCCGTTGTGCATCGTGCCGAGGAAGTCGCGCGGGTCCTTATGCGTATCCAGAATGGTGGCGATGACGTTGTGCAGCAGCGTGCCCTCGTCGGCGTAGCTGCTGGACGGCTTGGGCGGCACCTGCTGCACAAGCGCGACGCTGCCGGGGCACGCGATGACGCGCTTGGCGGTCGAGCCGCCGACAATGTTAGAGTGTTGGGCCATACTGTATTCTCCTGTTGTTTCGTCAGTCGTTACAGATTTCTTGTTGACCTGTCAAGCATTGTTTGTTAGAGGCTGGTCATGGTACGCGAAAGTGAAATCGAGAAGTACTTCGTTTGGACGGTGCAGCGCATGGGCGGGACGGCCTACAAGTTCAAGTCGCCCAACCACCGCGGCGTGGCCGACCGCATCGCCTGTCTGCCGGACGGCTCGACGTGGTTTGTCGAGTTGAAGGCACCCGGCGGACGGCCATCCCCGCTCCAGAAACTCTTCGCGGCCCGCATGAAGGAACTCAGGCAGAACTACACGATACTATGGTCAAAGACGGAGATAGACGAATGGCGGCATACTATAACGAGTTCGACCCCTACGCAGCCCAATGGCTGCGCAACCTGATCGACAGTAAACTGATAGCGGAAGGTGATGTAGATGACAGATCAATTCGGGGCGTGGCTCCGGGCGACCTCAAGGGTTACACGCAGTGCCACTTCTTCGCCGGTGTCGGCGTCTGGTCCTACGCCCTCCGTCTCGCAAGATGGCCCGACGACCGGCCCGTCTGGACCGGCTCCTGCCCTTGCCAGCCATTCAGCGCCGCCGGAAAGGGAGCAGGATTTGCCGACGAGCGTCACCTCTGGCCGGAGTTTCATCGGCTCATCAGCGAGTGCCGCCCTCCAGTTGTCTTTGGAGAGCAGGTTGCGAGCAAGGACGGCCTCGGCTGGCTCGACACTGTACAGTCTGACATGGAAGCATCGGGCTACGCCATTGGGGCGGCAGATCTGTGCGCTGCGGGCATCGGCGCCCCGCACATCCGCCAGCGCCTCTGGTTTGTCGGAGAAAGGTTGGACGACACCGCAGGCGCACGACACCTCGGGGCGCTCGCTCGGGCAGAAGGAGAAGCACGGGACGAAGCACGGCTGCGCCTGTCTGGTGAGGGACGCAGATCTGGCGGGCTGGCCAACGCCGCGCTCGACGGACGGCGACAAGGGATCGAGGACGGCGGAAGGCTGCGAAGCGGAGATCGCGCGGAAGGGTCGGCTGGACGACCTGCCATCGACGGCGGTTTATCTGGCGGGCTGGCCGACACCATTGGCGGCGGACAGCCGGGGCCGGGCGGGGGCGGCGGCGCACAAGGACAGCGAACTTCCGAACGCGGTTTGCAAAGTGGATTGGTCGGGCTGGAACACGCCAGCAGCCTCGGACGGGAACGGGGGCAAGCGCCCGCACCCGGACACGACGATGACGGGCCAGCACCCGGAGGGCAGGAAGGTGAACATGGGGCTGGCCTCACAAGTTCACATCGGCTTCCTCAAGACGGAGCCCGCCCGACTAACGGCCACTGGCGAGATGCTGACTGGCTCCACTGCCGGGATGGCCGCTGGCGGCCAGTTGAACCCGGCACATTCCCGTTGGCTCATGGGGCTCCCGCCCGAGTGGGACGCCTGCGCGCCTACGGCAATGCCATCGTCCCGCAAGCAGCGGCAGAAGTGATAGGAGCCTACCTTGACGCTCGCCCTTAGACCCTACCAGAACGACGCGGTGACGTTCCTCTACGAGCGTGACCGCGCCATGATCCTGGCCCCGGTGGGCGCGGGCAAGACCGCCATCACGCTCACCGCCATGCAAGAGTTCATGGTCAACGGCGTGGTCAAGCGGTGGCTGGTCGTCGCCCCCAAGCGGGTCTGCACCGACGTGTGGCCGGTCGAGGCCCCCAAGTGGGCGCCGGACCTGACCATCGCCGTGGCGGTCGGTAACGCCGCCAAGCGCCGCGCCGCCTTCGCCTCAGACGCCGCGGTGGTCGTGGTCAACTACGACGTTCTCGACGTCGTGGGCGAGGACTTCGCGCGGTTTGACGGCATCGTGTTCGACGAACTGACCCGGCTCAAGAACCCGTCCGGCAAGCGGTTCAAGGCACTGCACAAGCACCTAGGGCGCTTCAACGTGCGGATCGGCCTCACCGGATCGTTCACGTCAAACGGGCTGGAGGATGTGTTCGGACAGTGCTTCGTGATCGACCCGACGCTGCTGGGCCGCACCAAGGGGGCGTTCCTGCAGCAGTACTTCGTCTGCATCAACCGCGACTTTGGCGAGTGGATGCCACGGCGCGGTGCGCTGGAGCAGGTGATGACCCGCATCCGCCCGGCGACGTTCGTGCTGGAGCCCGGCGTCTACAAGGACAAGCTGCCGCCGTGCCATGTGGTCGAGATGCGCTGCGACATGCCCGACCGCGAGCCATACGAGAAGATGAAACGCGACTTCATGGTTAAGATGCAGGGCAAGGACATCACCGCCATGTCGGCGGCTGCGGTCACGACCAAGCTTCAGCAGATGGCCAGCGGTTGGGTCTACCATACGGTGGACTGGAACGGGCCGTACCGTCTGCCGGTCTGGTTCTCGACGCACCGCTTCGACCTGCTGGACGAGGTGCTGGAGGGCAACCAGCGGGCCAACACGCTGATCGTCTACAACTTCATCGAGGAGTTGGCGGAACTGAAGCGCCGCTATCCTGGGCGGCTGTGGACGCTGGACGACGGTGCCGACGTGATCGAGCGCTGGAACGCGGGCAAGATTCCGCTGCTGGCGGTCCACCCCAAGTCGGCAGGCCACGGCCTCAACCTGCAACACGGCGGCCATCACCTGGTGTTCCTGTCGCTGCCGTGGTCGCTGGAACTCTACGAGCAGGTCGTCGGCCGTCTGCACCGCAGCGGGCAGGAGCGCGACGTGTGGGTCTACGTCCTGCTGACGAACAAGACTATCGACGAGCGCATCTGGGCGGCCCTTGCCGACAAGCGCGCCATATCGGACATCGCACTGGAGGAGTTGAAGGGATGAGTTGGAATTGGCACGATTTGAACGTGGTTCTGGCGATGCGTGACGAGCACCAGGTCAAGGCCATGCTGGACGAGGAGGTCGAGGTCCACAAGCGCCCGACCTACGCGGTGCGCATCCATCAGCGCTACACGACGCTGCGCGCGGTGCGCGAACGCAAGGAAATTCTCGCCGCACTCTCAGGAGACAAGCATGAGTGATATTGTAGAACGTCTGCTCCTACTTGCAGCCGTAGATAATTGCCAAGCATCTATTGAAGCCGCCGACACCATCACCCACCTCACCGCAGAGAACGAGAGGCTGCGGGCGGCGCTGCGTGAGTGTGAGGCGGAGCTAAACGCCTACTACCGGATGGAATATCCGAGCGACCACCCATACAGCCAGAAGGAACTGGCGCAAGCTATGGCGTCTAATCCTGCCACCGTTGCACTGAAGGAGACAAACAATGATTGAGCTTGAACAGATACCGGAGGAAGTCCTCCGCGCGTTGTGTGCCAGCATGGGCTGCGAGTGGGCCATGCAAGACAAAGAGGACCAGATAATCATTCGCCGTCACATCACCGCCGCTATCAATGCGTGGCCTAATATAGATAAGATTTATAGGTCTGAGGACGAGAAACTATTCACCATCATCCTCCCCCTGACACAGGAGAACAACAATGATCAAGGCTGAACAGATACCGGATGAGGTGGTGGAGGCGGCTTTATGGGCTTACAACTACGCATTCAGAAATTGTTACACGACAGAAGAACAGGACATTGCTATCGCCATCGCCGCCGCTATCAATGCGTGGCCGGGGATAGAAATCCACACTGACGGCACTGATGACTGGGTTGAACTTACCCTGCCGCAGGAGCCACGCACATGACCACCACACCAGAGCAGATAGAGGCTGCGCTTGCTGCGTTCGCGCTCGCATCTGGCCTTGGCATTTTCCCCAACGACGAAAAGGACGAGGAGTGGCGTGAGGACTTAGTTAACGGTATGCGCGCCGCCATCGACACCATGCGCCCCGTCATCCGTGCCGAGGCGCTGGAGGAAGCGGAGGATGTCGTTGGAGAAGTTGGTGATTGCGCGGAAGTTGGCGCTTATATAGCCGTTATCAGAGCGTTGAAGGAAAAGCCATGACTGACATTCTAGACGAACGCGAGAAGACACACGGCGATTATTATCAAGTGTCTATGATGGCACAGGAACTGAAGGACGCCATGCGGCGCGGCAAGAAATGGAGAATACTAGACGATATGCAGCGCGAGACGCTGGAGATGATCGCCAGCAAGATTGGCCGCATCTTGTCAGGCAATCCGCACGAGTCCGATCACTGGCGTGACATCGCGGGCTACGCCACGCTGATCGAGCGGTGGCTTACCTCTTGCACCGCTTCCGATGATGATCCCACTCGCCGCCACGGCGGATGCAATCCCGCCACGCCTGCTCCTGTTCGGGAGGCATCCGTTTGGCCAATAACGCCAGAAGAAGAGGAAGAACGGGCCGTACAGCAGCCGTGACTAGGCCGATCCAGAAGGACGGCCGTTGGGCAACGAGAAAGCCACCAGCGCCAATGCCGATCAACAGCACAGCGACGGCGGCAATCTCAAGCCAGTTCACTTCTTGGCCCAGATAGACCAGCCAGCGGCGAAGATGATGCCGAGCGCGCCGATAATCTCGTTCATGGCGGTGGCGTCAATAACGCCGGTGCCGACAACGTAGCCGCCGCCAGCGGCCAGAACGGCGCGCACTACGCCCCAAACCATTTCCTTCGTCATGTCTTCGCTCCTGTCTTGGTGCCGGGATACTGGACCCACGGCAGTTGAAAATGTGGCCCGTCCTTGAAACTTGTCCACGCCCCGCCCCACTCTAGCAGCACGCCTTCCTTCTTGGCTGCCACCTTCATGCGCTTGGCCAGCTTGTCGTACAGCGGCCAATCCCAGCGCACCGCGCCCTTGATCGTGCAGGCCAGATCGACGGCGTGGGAGTAGCCGTTGGCGGCAGGGATGTGACGCGAGCGCAGCGTCTTGCTGGCGCCCTTGGCCTTGAGGATCTTCTGCTCCTCCAGCGTGCGCACGCCGCAGGTGACGACGAAGCCCGTGTCGGCCTCGGCCCAGTCTTTAGCGCAGCGCAGCACGACGCGCACCAGGTCGGGATGGACGCCCTTGAGCTTGGCGAAGGACGCGCTGTTGAGCTTCATTTGCGTAACGCCTCCTCGATGCTGTCAAGTTTCAACATGATGGCCCGCGTTGTCTCGCGGATCTCCTTGATCTCGCGGTCGTGCGCTGTGCGAGATGTTTCGGTCTGGGCTTGCAGAACCGCGATGGCCGTCTCATGCGCCTGTTGCTGGCGGTAGATAACCCAGACAAACGCGGCCACTGGCGCGATGATCCATTGCATGATGGCACCGAGCACTTTGAATGTTTGATCGTCAAGCACGGCACGTCACCTCAACCTGTTGCCTTGCGCGTCATAGGAACGCCCGTAGGCGTCAGTGAGAAAAGCGTTCTGAGCCCCCAGCACGACCGGCGGAACATAAGCCGCGGCGCGTCCAGCCGCGCGCCCTGCCTGTTGCACTCCGCTTGGCGGCGGGCGGCCTGCTAGCACGTTCTCGGCCACGTCGCTGGCGCGGCGCATGGCCATGCGATTGGCCATGGCACGGGACGCCAGCGCGGCGCCGCCAACGCCAGCAATACCCGCCAGATAAGCAGGATTGGTGGACGCAGCCGCTGTTGTGGGAATGGCGTAACCCAGTATTTTCTCTATGTTTTTGCCCGGTGCTAGTTCACCAATAGTCCGCAACGTATTTTCGGTCAGTGAACCTTTTTGCAGGCTTTGCAGTACCTCACGTTCTTTTGTTGAGAACTTGCTCATCAATCGCTTGTCGGAAACGATAGGGGCAAGACGCTCCTGCAATTCGGTAATTGCGGGCTTTTTTCCGGGCCCGACATCTATCTTGGTTAGCACCTGCTCCAGAATTTCGCCTTTGCGCGCGTTCTTGTACTGCTGGCGCGCCTGCTTGACCAACTGAACCGCGCGCTGCGGATCGCCCGACGACACTTGCGATACGTCTAGAGTATCAAAAAAGTCGTCGAGCTTGTCTTGCACAATGCCTGCCATGCGGTTGGCCTGTGCACCAACCGCAGTAACCTTGCCCGTTTCCGCGCTGCGGCCAATCAGACCAAGGTCACTGCGCAGTTTTTCCAACTCTTCAAACGACAGATCGCTGTTTGGCCGGTTGCGCAGATCACGAATGACCCGCAGGATCGGCGCGCGGTCGCGCTGCGTGATGGCGGCGCCTTGGCGCTGCAAAGTCGTTTCAAGCTGGTTGGCAAGGTTGTCCGCAACATTAGGCAGGATGTATACGCCTTGCCGCTCCGCGCGCTTGTAGAACCGACTTGCCTGTTTACGGATGTCTTCGCCGGTCAGCAACGGACGCGGCGTGCGGCCGCCCGCCAACGTACCGCCGACGCCGCCAGCAAGAGACACCAGAAACAGCTTCAACGGGTCGGTTTCACCACCTTCGACAGCGGCTTGTGTCAGACCACCGGAACCCGCGCCGCCAACCGCTTGAGCACGCGTGCCGCGGCCTAACTCGGTCATTACATTGCGCGTCGTCGTACCTGAGCGCAGCGTCGGCGCAAGCACATTCAGTGCCTTGGCCGTTCCGCCAGCGCCTGTTGCAGCTTCCAGCCCGGCACTAAACACGCGCTGTTGCGGCGTGACGGGCTCGCGCGTACCCGGCCCACCGGCCATCTCGTATGTCTGTCGAATTGCTTCTGACGGCAGGGTCATGCGAGGCGCGCCAAACGGCGTAGCCGCCAGATTGTACGCCCCTGTACCAATATCACCAAGACCGAGCGCCAGCACGCCCGCAGCGGCGCCAGGAGCAGCGCCTACGCCGCCCAACGGCGCGCCCACTGCGCCACCAGCCGCAGCGGCGAGGCCATAGGGCAACAACGCGCGCGTCGCTACGCCGAACCACTGCTGAAGGCTATTGTCAGCTTCGGCAGCTTGCGGGTTTTCGGCCAGCACTGCGGCGAGTGCGTCATCTTCGGTTGCGTCTTCCGGCAATCCGTCAACCGTGTAGGAAGACCCGTCTGGCAGCGTGACTGTAAACGAAGCCATGTCAGTTCCTCTTGACAGTTACACCCGGCGGCAGCGATGAACGGCCACCTGTAGCGGTTTCTTCTTCGATGCGCCGACGTCGCGCTTTCGTCTGTTCTACGATACCTGCGGACGGTGCGTCGCCGCGGTAACTGTACGTTTCGTCAAAAGCAGACTGCACGTTACCCTGCGCTGTTTTAAGATCAATCAGATACTGACGCAAAGCCTCGCGAAAGTCGTCGTAATCTTGCGCCTGCGAGAACGCAGCAACGCTTTTCTCCAGTTTTGCGCCTTCTTGGTTGGACACGTTGCCGAGAGCGCCGCCGGTAGGCGAAGCATCGCGCATTGCCTGCAAAGCGGAAAAACCTGCGCCGGACATGATCTTGTCGAGAAGCGCCTGCGCCCGCGTCGCGTCCTTGAACACGTTGGGAGTGTACGCCCCAAGATACCCCGTAATGGCTTTAAGCCCAACATCGTCAGTCAGCAGTTTTTCAACGTCCTGAATGTCTTGGTCAAGGCTTGTAACTGAGCTTTGAAGGGCGCGCGTAGCCTGCGGGTAAGCCTGGTCCAACTTAAGTTTGACCTTTGGGTCCATTGCAGGTTCAGCCATCTCGTCGGGCGGCTGTTCCGTGCTGATAGGTGCTGTTTTAGCCGCTGCGGCCTGTTTGCGCTGTTCAATCTCAAGCTTGCGCAATTCAAGGTTTTGGTTCTGAATGTCGGCGTTGATACGCTGAATTTCCGTCGGGATGCGGTCGAGCAGCGTGCGGCCTGCGTCGCTGCCCGCGAGCGATGCCTCCAGCGCCGACAGGCGCAGGTCGTCGGACGGCATGGCCATCAGCTTGTCGATCTGCCCCTTAACACCCGGCTGGATTTCGGGCGGCAAGAGGTTGTACGCCGCCGTGATGGACTCCTTGGTGCCGCCGCCCTTGAACGCGGTGGCGTAGGCAGGCGCCAGCGCGTCCACCAGCGCCGCTGCCTGCTCCTTCTGAGCCGCCTGCGCCTGCGCGGCGCGCTGCTGCTCAATGGCGTAGATGTTCTCCATGCCCGCCGTGCGCGTCTGCATCATGGCGTTCACGTCCGGCAGGCGCGGCTGCGCCATCTGGTTGCCAGAGAGGATGATGTTCGGGTTGATAGGCATGGCAGACGCTCCTTACGCGCGCTGGCCGGGCGAGGCAAAGCCCATGGCGCTATTTGTAGGCGTGATGGACCTGAGATAGTTCTGATACGGCTGCGCCGCCTGATACTGGCCATAGGCGCCCGCAGCGTCTGATGCCAATCCAGAAATGCTGCCCAGCGTGTTCGTAAACGCGTTAGCTTGTCCCATGATGCCCGCCGACTGAATATTGCCAAGCGCGGTCATGCCCTCACCGACGTTGGCTGCCTGCCCAGCAGCCGCAGCCTGCCCAACGCCCGTCAGATAACGGTACGGGTCCATGCGCGCCTCGCGCTCAGTCAGATACCGCTGGAAAGCGTTCTGGTATTCCTGGCTGGCTGCATCCTGCCCGAACCGGGTGATGTCCTTGAGCGTTCCGCCTGACTGTAGCAGTCCTCGTGCCGACGCAGACCGCTCCAGAGCCTTGAGGCCCTCGGACATGCGGAACTGGTAGCCGGGATCGGCTTGGAACTGGTCCATGCTGAACGACTGATACGGCGCAAGGTTTTGGTACTGCGTCATGGCGTTTTTACCCGCCTCAACGTAAGGCCGCGCAAGTTCCATCTGCGCTTCAAGGGCTTGTTTCTGGGCTTTGGTCTGTGCCTTGGAGGCATCTTTGACCGCCTTGGCTTGCGACCTGCCGCCGATTATGGACGCGCCTGCGCCGACAACCGCCGCCCCTGCAATTGCTGCTACTGGTCCCGGCATCAGGAAAACTCCTTCAGATATTCGTGAAGCGTCTCGCCATAGAGGTGCATCACCGTCATGGCCTTACCCATAGCAGTTGCGTGACCCTTCGTCAAAAGGACAACCAGCAGGATCAGATCGTAATAGCCAGCCCGCCAGACGAACGACCGGGCGTCAGCCCACCCCTGCCGTTCGGCGTCGTCCGACGCCTGCCACTTGAGCACCAACGTTGCCAGCCCGGACTGAAGCGCGGCAGCGTTGGCGAGGTAGAACGGGTTGGCGGGCATGGTGACCAGCGAGGCCCAGATGGCGCCGTTCAAGTCATCACGGCTGACAGGGTCGCCGTCAGCCACGTCGTCCAGCATCTGGATCATGCGCCACACGTCCAGAAGCCACTCGACCGCTGCGGGAGGCAGATCAAGCGTTTGAAAGTGAACCGCCAGCGATTGCCCCGCAGCGTCCATTACGTCACCTCGCGGCCGGACACGCGGATGTTGATGGCTGACGCCGTTCCAGCGATGGTCGAGATGAACCCGCTGATGGCCAGCACATGCCCGACCAGTTCGGGAAAAGTGTACGTTTCGGACGGCTGCAATGTCTTGGTCTTGACGATCAAGTTGCTATTGCCTGCCGTATCAGCCGCTGTCACCAAGTTGACGCTGATTGTCGCCGCCGCCGCCGAATAGTTGGTCGCCGTGAACTTGTCGATGATAGCTGTAACCCCTACCGCCGTGTACTGCGTGGTCTGGGTGTTTTCGGCTGTTTTGGCCGGGACAAGAACTTTAACCGTTACGGTCATGTTGCACCTCTGGAACTGATGTTGTCGGTAACCGTCAGTATGATTGACGGAATGGCAGGATGGACAGCGGTCGCTGGGTCACTAAACAACGACGCCGCCGTATCGGACACTTCCCACATAAGCTCAAAATAATCGCCTGCGTTCATGTCAAGCAAGAAGTTCCACGCTGCGACCGCTTCGGCGTTGTTGCCTTGGAGACGCAACGTCGTGGCTGAATTTGCCACATCCGTACCGTTCTTGCGCA